ATGTCGCGTCCACATCCCGCGACGATCCGGCCGGCGTCGTGCGGCGAACACGTACCTCGTACTGCCCCGTTACCGGCACCTTCCAGCGGCCCGAACGACGCACCGCGCTCTGCGTCGCCTCAACGCCCGACAGCACCCCCGCCACACCCGCGCCGACATCTGCCGCATTGAGCCAGGTCGGGCGCAGCCAAACGGCCGAATCAACGGCGCGGTACTCAACCGCCACCTCCACCCCACGTGCACCAAGGCTGCCATCGTCGTTGAAGTGCACCAGGCCGCGCGGCCAACCGATATCGATGCTGATCTCGTCGGTATCCGTTCGTGTCGTGCGCGTCTGCCAGGCATCCGGCGCCAGCGCGACGGAAAGATCATCCTCGCGGATCGCCTGGGTGTACAGC